CCCGCCGTCGCCGCGCCGCCCCAGCCGATGCACACCTCGGCCAGCCCCAAGTCCGTGCGCGCCTCAGCCAGCCGGCGCTGCTGCCGCTGCAGCTCAGGGGTCACCAGCGCAATGACCGCATCCCGAAGCTTGTGCCGGCGCAGCGCGGCACCGTCAGGCCACCAGCACGCCTCCAGCAGCTCCCGGCCGAGCCCGGCCGGCACCATCCCCAGCGCCGCGGCAATGTCCTGGTTCGTCAGGTCCGGCTTCCCGCCGCCCCGGCCGATATCGAACTTCACCGTGGTCGGCCCCAGCCGCCCCATCGCCTCACGTGGATTCATGCCCCTTCCCCTGTCGTTGAGTGGCCGGCCGATTCCGGCCCGCCCGTAATACGCACCACCACCTGGCCGCCCGGCCGCCGCTCGTCCTTCACGAACAGGTGCGCCTGAAACCGCCCGTCATCGATCCCCAGCAGCTGGGCGATCCCGTCCCGGTACGCCTTGCAGCGGCCTGTCATGTTGTCGTCGTCAGGAAGCTTCTTGCCCGGCGCCTGGTAACAGTCAATCCACAGGTGCAGCCGCCCCGGCGGCAGCACCATGCCGCGCCAGCCCGCCTCGTTCGCCAGTACCGCCGCCGTCTGCCGGGCGAGCTTCGTGGCCCGGGCCTTTACCCGGAAGTGCACGCGCGCGTTCGGCGACAGATCCTTGCTCGGCCAGGGAAGCACCAACTCCAGCGCGCGGTCAGCCATTCGACACCACCGCGCCCGTCACTTCCGCCCAGCCTGCCATGGCCTCGGCGGAGGCCTGCCCGCGCTGCTGCTGAACCACGGGGCGCATCAAACGCTCATGCATCATGTCGTGGAAGGCGCCCTGCCCCACGCGCACCTTGATCCGCTGCATGGCCGACAGCAGCATCTGCGTCTCTCCCTCGGCATATCGCTCACCGAACGCCCAGGGATCATCCAAGCCGCCCCACGACTTCGGGCGCTTGCCGGCTGCCACCATCACCCGGCTGCCGCTCACCTCCAGCAAGCCCCAGCGCGCGGGCAGCTCGTCCACCCTGATAAGGCCCTTCGGGGCCATGAAGTAGCGATACAGCCCCAGGCCGCGCTCAGGGTTGGCGCGGAAGCGCTTCTTCCGGTCGGCGAGGAAGTCCGAACGGCTCACCTTGCACTCAACCAGCATCGTGCGCCCTGTGTACCAGCCAATGGCGTCTGGGTTCTCGCCATTCCCAGTGGCCGCGCACAGCTCCTCCAGCACCACAGTGCAGCCGGCCGTGTTCCGCAGCCAGCGGCCGGCGATCTTCACCAGGTCGGCGTGCGTCAGGGTCTGGCCCTCCATCACGGCACCTCCGGTCGAGCGCCGATCGCTGCCGATATGGCGAATCCCATATCGCCGAAGGGCATGTGCGCGTCCTCTGCCGCAGCAATCATCGCCGCAGTCGGCTCAGCCGGCACCGCGACGTAGCCATCGGGCAGCGTGAGGGCCATGCGCAGCAGCTCGCCGGTGAGCGCGTCCATCTGGATTGTCCCGTCACGGCAATCCCGTACCACCTGTGCGCTGCAGCCTTTGTCCGCATGCCATTTGGCGAAGATCTCCCGTGCCCGCTTCTCGATGGCGTCCATCAGTGCCTCCCTCCCATTTCGGGAACCGGCTCAAACTGCTCGTAGGTGCCCTTGAATCGGCCAAGGTGGTCGCTGATCACCTCCGTCCCGATCCCGCCCATGCACGGGATATCCAGGACGGAAACGCGTGCGATCTCGCCCGCGAACAGGAACACGTCCGGGTCTTCCTTCACCATGACCAACTGGCCCACGTGGAAATCGGCCACCATCACGCCGCCTCCGGGCCGGCCGGCTCGGCCGCATAGTGCGTGATCCTCGGATTGCCACCGCGCCAGCTGGCGAGCAGCGGCCGCTTGCTCACCGAATCCCACAGCATCAGCCTGCGACCATCCTGCGGTGCGCCTTCGATAGGGAACCACTGCGGCCCGGTCGCGGCCCTGACATGGCGACGGGCCAAGGCGCCCAGCTGCGCCGTTGCCACCGCGCTCATGCTGCCTGCTCCCAGCTGGCGGTCAGACGCTGCACCTGACCGACCCGCGCCTCGAACTGCTCCACCGTCTCGGCCGACCGCTGGCCTGCCTTCTCCTTGCCCCACGGCTTGGCCGGGGCCAGAGCGGCGCGATGCTCGAGCCTGGCCCGGTTGATCGTCATCCTGTCCGGCGCGCGAGGGCTGGTGCCGGCACGCTTCGATGCGCGATAGGCCGCCTGCTTCACGGCCTTGTGTGCCCTGCTCTGCTCCCGCTGCTCGTCGGTGACAACGAAGGTGCGGCGCATCCCCTTCCCGGAATTCCGGTACTCGGCCCGCTGGCCGCTGCCCTCCTTTGCCAGGAAGCCCGCCGCAACGAGGTCGCGGACCGCGCTGCGAATCCGGGCGCGCAGCTCCACGGTGTCAGCCTTGGCCAACGCGCACAGATCGCGCATCCTCAGCCGTGCCTCGGGATAGGATTCGAAAAGCCGGCGCACCGAACCTGCGTAGGTGTTGGCCCTGTCCATCATGCTGCTGCCCTCAGTTCGTTGATGTAGGTCTGGTTGGCGATCAGCTCGTCGTCGGAGCCGTACGTCTCGTGGAAGGTCCGCGAGCCGTCCAGCAGGCTCGGGCCGTAGATCTGGCGCATCGTCGCGAAGGTGTTCCCCTCCATCGGGTAGCGCATGTGGTGCCATTTGCAGAGCGCGTAGCCGAACGCGTGACCGCGCCGCAGGTTCCCGCTCTTGGCGTGGTTGTAGTCGCAGCCGTAGACAACCAGCGCGGGTTCCAGCAACTGCTGCTGCACCAGCGCCAGGCAGGCCATGCACGGGCCGGTCTTGGCCTGCTCGATCCGGGCGGCCTCTTCCTTCGTCGGCGGCGGTGCCTTGGACCACATCAGCGCGAGGCCTCGTCGGCCAGGCGCCAGCCGTGCTGCCAGGCTTCAGCCTTCTCGCTCAGCGGCCCGGCGCGGCGGTTGGCACCGTCCTCGGTATCGCACTCGATCCAGACCAGGTGCGGGTTGTCGCTCAGGTGCTGGCCGTTCAGCCGCGCCGAGTAGCCGGCGTTGATCTCCTTGGCGTAGCGGCTGCGGGTGTTGTAGTTGGTGAAGTCCATCAGCGCCTCTTCCTCGTCGTCTCGCGGCGTGCCGCGCTCAGTTCCTGGTCCCGCTTGTCCCATCCGGTCTGCCAGCGCCGGCGGCGCAGCAGCCCAGCCATTCCCATCTCGTACCGCGGTGCCGATTCCCGGGCCCGGCACGCATCGCGTGCCCAGCGCCCGGCCTGTTCGGACTGCGCCAGCTCCGCGTCAGTCGCCATCGGCGTCGATCCAGTTGCGGATGAACCAGCGGACGTTGCACGGCAGCCAGCCCACAGCCAGGGAGATCTCCGCCACGCTGCAGCGCTCGGCGTGCAGCAGCCGCACCGTGTCGTGCTTGCTCACGCGCCCTCCCCGAACCCCAGATCTGCCGCAGCGCGCGCCATGGCCGCGCGGGCGGCCACGCGATCGCGCACCGAGTGCACCCCGTGTTTCTCCTGCTCGACCGCCAGCAGCTGCTGCGGCAGGGGCTTCCCGTCCACGACGTGCTGCACAGCGCGCGTGTACGCCTCCTCCAACATCCGGCGCTGCTGAAACCCGTTCTCCGCCGCGGCGTAGACGTGCAGGTCCAGCAGCGAGCGCACCAGCACCGTGAAGCCGCTCTGCGGCCGGCCAGGTGCCATCTCCCGTTCCACCGCCGCGATGACCGGAACGTCCAGGCACATCTGCAGGAAGCGGCCCGGGTTGGGCGGCCACTCGCGGCCCTCGGTCAGGCAGCACTGCATGCCCTTCGCGTGCTGGGCCACCGTCCGGCCCTTCAGCACCTGGAACCAGGTCGTGCCGGCGATGGTCAGGCTGCCGTCCTTCTTCACCGGGGCCGCGCCGTTCTCGCGCTCCCACTTCCCCGGGAACATGGCCGTCATCTGCTTCCAGAACTCCCACAGGTAGGCCGTGGCCTGGTCGCTCACCGGCTCAGCCGACGACGGCAAACTCTGCGTCGACGAACTCGGCTGGGTCGAAGCCAGCGCCGCCACCGTGGCCACCGCCGCCGCGTTGGGCTTCGTGCTGGCGCTGGAGCTGCTCGATTCGGTCGGCAGAACTGTGCTGAGGGTTTGCATGGACGGCTCCGGCGGATTGCTGGGCAACAGGGGTGACGGGCAGCGACAGGCCGGCGGCCATGGTCTGCATCAGGGATTCGTTCGGGTCGTGGCCGGCGGCCATCAGGTCGGCCAGCTGCTGGCGGACCTGCAGCCAGCCCTGGACGGAAAGCGGCCGGCGGATCGCGGCGCGGTGCCGGACGAACCGGGCCAGCGTCTGCCGATCGATGCCCGTGGGCACCACGCCGAAACCGGCCAGCTCACGGTCGACCTGCTCGGCGGTCAGCGCAGCCGGATCGGCCTCGCGCTCACACTCGCGGTGTGAGGGTTGCTCTTGGTTGCTTTTGGTTGCTCTTGGTTCGGGTGCAATAGCTGTTGCACCCTTTTCGACGCCGTTTTGCACCCTTTCCTGCGTCGTTTTGCACCCTTCGGAGGCCTTTTTTGCACCCTTTGCAAAGGGTGCAATTTCTGCACCCTTCATCCATTCGGGGTTGATCCGGTACTGCCGGGTGCGGCCGCCTTCACCAAACCCACTGCGGCGCCCACCGATACCGGCGTTGACCAGCACCAGCCATCCGGACTGTTCCATGCGGCGCAGCTGGTACTGCACCGAACGCTCGGACTGCCGGGTCTTCTCCGCCAAGCGGGCGATGGACGGGAAGATGTGCGTGCCGTCGTCGTGCGCGTGGTCGGCCAGGGCCAGCGCCAGCAGCATCTCGCCGCCACCGTTGGGGTAGCGGTCGAACACCATGCCTGTAACTCGTGCGCTCATGTCAGACCGCCAACTGCAGGTTCTCGCCCGGGGCCACAGGCCACCAGGTGCACGCCGTGCGGCCGCTCACCGCGCACGGCTTGTTCGGGCCGCGGTACACCCGGCCCTCCTTCATCAGCTCCGGCAGGCGCCGGGCAAGCATGTAGCGGTCAAGCCCGGTGGCCTGCGACAGCTCGTTGCTGGTCATGCCAGCGTTCTGCGAGACCGCGCGGGCGGCCTGGTCCTGCTGCGCGGCCTGCAGGCCGCTGCTGACCACGTGCGCGGCGGCGGCGTGGCTGGTGTCGATATCGGCGCTGCGCGCCGGGAGGCTGTTCATCGCTTCGCCCTCTCCTTTCCAGCAGCACGCGCGACGTTGCGCTCCAGGCGGTGCGCCATCGTGCGCAGCGCACGGACCTCGCTCACCATCAGCTCGGCCTCGTCGCTGTCGATGCAGCGGTCGGACATGGCCTCCACGGCCGTACCCGAGAGCTTGCCCACGCGGGAGGTGATCTCCAGCAGCTTCGTCTGGATGGCGCCGATCTCGTCCGACCAGCCGCCTTCCGGCGGCGGCGGGACCACGTCCACGGCCATGCCGAACTGGCAAGCAAGCGCCTGCATCCACTCCAGCGCGTACTCGCAGCCGCCCGCCTTCTCCTGCATCCACTCGGTCAGCAGTTCGGCGTGCTCGATCGTCAGAGACTCACCCTCCAAGCCGCGCAGCTTCGCGCGCAGCGTCTCTGGGTGCATCGACTTGCCGCGGCGGTCGGCCAGGTAGGCAGCTGCATCGGCCACGCCGCCGGGCGTCTTGCGCACGGAGTTGTAGAGCACGTCCAGCCAGTTCAAAGAGGAGGTTCGGCAAGTCATGGGTCACCTTGGGGAGACAGGTGTTTCAAGGTTTTTCGGGGCATTGCGGCGGCGCATCATGTGCGCCATGGACTACTACTCAGGGACGACTGGCGCCGCCCTCCTTGCGCTACGCTGGATGTGCCAACAACCGAGCCCGCAAGGAGGGCGACATATGGAGATCAAGGAGATGCGTCAGGCGATTCTTCGACGTCTGGATTCCGCACCAGCGGACATCTTTACTGGCGAGCAACTGTCCGATTTGGGTGACCCTCAAGGTGTCCTGACCGAGGTCAGCTACCTGGAGGAGCTCGGCCTGCTGAAGGCTGAGTACTGTCTTTCGGGGAAGGTGGCCTGGGCGCGAATCACCAGCAGAGGGCGGGATTACGTTGATCCCAGTGGAGGAATCGGCGGCGAACTCAACGTGGTCACCGTCAAGCTTCACGAAGACACACTCCGTCAGATCTTCATCAACCGAGTGAATGCGTCTGACGCCGACAGCACCGTAAAAGGGAAGCTGATTGACCAAATCAAGTCCCTCCCTGCAGAAGCGCTATCGAAGCTCGTAGAGAAGGCTCTGGAGGAAGGTCTGCGCTACATGCCGCACGCACTTCAATGGCTTCAAACAGCACAGTGGAGTTGAAGGCCATGCCCCGCTTGAACTTGATCCAGCCCAGGGTCGAATCAATCCCGTGCGAAGTGGATGTAAGGGGCGCCCAGAACTCCATTTCCCTGCATGCGGGGTTGCCGAAGGCCACCCTCAACACCAGTCCATCGCCTGCGTTCGAAAGCGCGCTGAATGAGACTGCTTGCGCCTTAGGTTCGCGCCCCAGCAGCTTCATCCAGTCAGCCTTCGCTGCGTCCAGTTCTTCGCGTGACACGGAGACGGAGGGGGCGACCAGCGCGCGCCAAGCAGCCGCGATTCGATGCAGAGCGCGCATATCAGGCCACCTCCAGGGGGGCGTAACGGTTCTCGTCGGGGTCGTGCGGCGCCGGCTGCGCCTGCGGTTGTTCCTGCACGCCCAGCAGGCGCTGGATCTGCGGCAGCGCAGGCAAGGCGCCGTCTTCCGGCCAGCCCTCAACCTGCTCAGTCGGCAGCTTCAGCACCTTGGCCAGCTGCTTGTCGTTCACCAGGCCCAGCCGAGCGCGCAGCGCGCGCTTGCTAATGCGGCTGTCCACTTCGCCACGGATCTGCTCAACCGCCGTCGGCTGCGGCTGCTCGTCGCCCGGCCAGATATCCGGGCGCAAATCGGTCAGCGACACCGAGCCGGCGCTTTCCAGCGACAGGCGCCGAACCAGGGCGCCGTCGAACCGCTGGCCTTTGCTCATGGCCTTGCGCAGGTAACCGATGGTGGTTCCAGCGCGCGAGGCGAACTCAGCCTGGTCGGCGGGGATCAGGGTGGACAGGTATGAGCGAAGGGTCTCCATGCACTGAAAATTACCATACGGTAATTGGTTGTCAATACCGTTTGGTAAATTACCTTTCGGTAACTGAAAATTTGCCCATGAAGACAGATACCGCCGCAGTAGCTCTGCGCAGGAAACGCCTGAAGCAGTGGATCGACGAGCGCCACGAGGGCGTGCAGGCGGCGTTTGTACAGGCGGCCGGTATCAACCAAGGCGAACTCTCCGGTCTGCTTAAGAGCAAGTCGTTCGGAGAGAAGCGGGCGGCAAGCCTAGAGGCTGCCGCTGGCATGCCGGCCGGATATCTCAGCGAGGAAGCGAGCGTGACAGCGGTCACGCCAATCTCTGCCCCTGAGACCCCGTCCGGCTACGTTCGCTTCGACTTGTTCGAAGGGGGTGCTGGAATGGGTGCAGGGATGGTCAACCAGGACTACCCGGAGGTCATCAAGACGATTGAGGTTGCGGAGTGGGAAGTTCGCAGGAAGCTGGGCTATCTACCCCGCCCTGGTCGAATCCAGATCATCACCGGGCGCGGCCCCTCAATGCGGCCGAAGCTAGAAGATGGGGACATTGTCTGGATCGACACGAGCTGCGACTACTTCGACGGTGACGACTACTACTTGATCAACGTGGGCGGAGAGACGCAGATCAAGATGCTCCAGAAGCGTGGTGATGGACTCTATGTCGTCAGCGTCAACACCGACTTCCCTGCCTACAAGCCAGACACTGGTGACCTTGTCGTTCTAGGGAAGGCCCTAATACACGCTGGGCTCCGCAAGTTCTAGCAAAAAAAAGCCCCGCATCAGCGGGGCTTTTGGTTAGAACCACTTTTTGCCGACTGGCACTGAAGCGCCATCACCGGAGTTAGCCGGCACTTGGACCGAAGGAACTTGCCCGTTGCCTTGGCCGGTGCACTGGTATTCCTTGGTGACTAGGAAGCGATCGCAACCGCCAAAACCACCGCCCATATTGCACTGGGAGGTAGTGCCTCCGAAGGCTTCTGCTCCTGTGTATCCCCAGGTAGCACAGCGCTTGGTCGCAAGAGACAGAGCCTGCGATTCATCCAGAACGGGCTTCTCGAAAGCGCCGTGCTCGAATGACAAACGGACTACACCGTCGGCGCGACTTCCACCGGTTGCAGACCACTCCTTATGCGTAGCGCAGCCAGTGAGCGTAAGCGCGAGCAATGCGCCCGCAAAAATCTTGTTCATCCTTGTCCCCTGTTTGTCTTGAGTCGCCTCGCGGACTACTGCGCTCGCGCGGCCGGGCAATTGTCGCAGTCCGTTCACTTCCTCGTCATCATGGGAGATGCGCGGAAAAATGAACGAATCAACATTCGTTCACGATACCGAGAATAATTTTACCTTTTGGTATTGACTGCCAATTACCGTTTGGTAATCTTGCCTCCAAGCCGCCCATCAAGCCCCATCCCGGGGCCGGCGGCAGGAGACCTCAGCATGGCCCCGATCACCTTGGAACACGCAGCACTTGCCATTGCCGGCCTCGGCATGGCGCTCAACGCGTACGTTGTGTTCCGGATCAGCCAACTGCGCACACGGATCCGGGTCATCCCGCTGAAGCCCGGCGAGGCCCTGCAGGCCTCAGCTCTTCTTCCGCTTGATCTTCGCGAAGACCTGCGTTTCACAGGCTGTGGTTGCGCTGCACCAGGTGAATCGCCCGCTGTCGATGTCCGCGAGGATGTTGGGATGGGCAGCAACGCTGATCACCGTCCTGGGTTCAAGTCGGTGCGGAAGATCGGCGCGCTGCAGGAAATCTGTAATCACTGCGGCGCGTGTCTTGGAACGCCGACCGGAGTGGAAGGCAACTTCGTTGATGGTGACCGGCAGGTAGCCGGTATTGATCACCTCGACCGCTCCCGTCCATACGTCAGTGCCGGGCACGTAGATCATCACGGATCTCACTTTCAGCCGAACGGTGTCCTTTCGGATCAGCCACACGGCGTTGAACACGCCGAGCGTAGCGCCCAGCACCGCGATCCCTAGCGTCAGCCAATTCGTCCATTCCATGGCCGAAGCATATCTGCGGCCGCCCCAAACGCGAATACTTCCCGGAGATCCCCATGCAGCGCCGCAAACGGCCCCTGTGGCACCTGATCATCGCTATCTACGCCATCGGCGCCCTCGCCGTTGGCGCGGGCATCGGCTTCGGCAAGAGCCTGTTCGGGCAGGAGTGCTGACCCATGGCCTCCCTCGCCCTCGGATGCACCCAGGCTGCCATCGCCGTCACCGCTGACGACACCAGCGGCCGCGTCATCACCCACATGGGCAGCGCCAAGCTGCACCTCACCCCGTGGGAAGCCGAACAGCTGGCCTTGGAGCTGCAGCGCAAGGCGCAGCAGCTGCGCATCGGCGCCGCCACTGCGCAGCAGTACACCGAAGCCCTCAGCCGCCAGGTGCACGCATGATCGTCGCGGCCACCTACCAGCTTGCCCAGCGCGCGGCCTCTGCGGCCAAGGCCGCCGCCATCGCCGCCAACTCCATGGGCTTCTCGCCCAGCCTGGTCACCGCCGCCGCCGACGTTGCAGCGCGCGCCGTCCTCGACCAGCGCGCCAGCGCCGGCCGCGCCATCGCCGACGTGCGCAAGAGCCTGCGCCGCATGCTGCGCGCCCAAGGCGGTGCCACGTGACCGACCAGGACTTCTTCGCGCAGATGCAGATCGGCATCCCGCACATCCCCTCGCCCGCCGGCCTCGCCGCTGTCGACGCCACCGGCGTCATCAAGGGCAACGCCGACATCGCCATCAACCACCCGGACGCCGTAGGCGCCAACCAGGAGCAACCCTGATGACCACCCTGAAAGCCTTCTACGTCGACGATATGCCGACCATCTACGCCGCCGCGACCGTCGAGGACGCCGCCCGCCTGTACGAGCACGACCTGGGCGAGCCCTGCGAGGACGGCTACCCGCGCGAAGCCAGTGAGGCCGAGCTGGACAAGCCGGTTCCCGACTACGACGACAACGAACAGCCGACTGGCGAGATGACCAGCATGCGCGTCTGGCTGGAAGGCGCCACCCCCGGCTTCCTGTGCGGGGCCGAGTAATGCACCACCTGGCCCTGCCCTTCTACTGCGCCGTGATCGTCGGCCTCCTCCTGGCGCTGCTCGCGCGCGCCATCTACACCGGCTCCGCTTCCTTCGTGCTGGTGGCACTGGCCGGCATCGCCTACTTCGGCTGGCACGGCTTCAACGACGCTCGCCGCGGCTGGCCCGCCTTCCGCGCCGAAATGCAGCGCCGCACCGCGCGCCGCCGGGCCATGCCCGCCGACGACACGCACTGAGCAACCGCCCGGCCGGCGCAACCGGCCTCCCACGCCGGCGGGACTTCCACACAGCCGGCAACCCATCACAGGGAACCGCATGCGCAACCAGCTCGACATCTTCAAGGACGACCCGGTCCGCATGGCCAAGGCCAACCGCGAGGCCGCCGACCACGCGCTGCACGACAGGCAGTTCACCGAAAGCGAGCGCCAGGAGCGCGCCGCCTACTACACCCGCGAGGCAGAGCGCTGGGAATTCAGCGCCGCCCTCGGCGGCCAGCAGATCAACGGCGCAAAGGAGCCGCGAGCATGAGCAACGACAACACAGTCACCAGCCACAACCTGGATACCAGCGAAGGCGCACGCGCCTATGTCGCCGAGTTCTTCGCCAGCCAGCTGCGCCGCCACGACTTCCGCGCCTACATCACCACGCGCCTGGCTGCCGACTTCGCCTGCGCGCTCGCAAAGCACCTCGCCGCCAGCCAGCCGGCCGGGCAGCAGCCTGCATACAACGCGGCCGGGATTTCGCTGACCGCCTGCCAGTTGCACGAAGCATTGCTGATGGCCGGTGACCCTGAGCTGGATGTTCCGTTCGAGGACCGTAGCCTTGTCCGGATCTTCTCTACGGAAACGGGCCACAGCGGGCCCGGCCTCTACTGCGAATGCGTCGACGCCGAGGAATATGGCTGCATCTTGCTGGACGGAACCTCGCCCGTTATTGGCCAGACCACGCAGGCCGTGGAGATTTCGCCCGAGTTCACCGATACAGCGCGCGCAGCCATCGCATGGGTGCTGTGGCACCACCAGGGAGGCAGTAGCCCGGTCGGTCAGCCCCTGCGTTTCTCCCTCGGGATGGGGCAGCACGACCGGATGACCGATCACCAGATCGCTGAGGCAAAGCGCTTTGCGGCATTGTCCGGGGCAACTACCAAAGGATTCCATCACCACAAGCGCGCGCAGGGCGTGGACCTTGGCACCGGCGTCCAGGCAATCGCCGGTGAGCGCGAACGGCAGCTGTGCGTTGAAGGCTTCTCCCCAGCTTGCGACGAACAATATCTCGAAGGCGAGCTGGCAAGGGCTGCGACCGCCTACGCGCAGTTGGCTGCCATGGATCTCCAAGCGGGCACCCGTAGTCATATTGCATCGAGCGAACCGCCATTCTTTTGGCCTTGGGCGCCGGAGTGGTGGAAGCCGGTCGACGCTCGCCGCGACCTGGTGCGCGCAGGCGCCCTGATCGCCGCGCAGATCGACCTGCTCGACAGCCAGGCGATGCGCAATGGCTGACCGCACGTCAGCTCTTGCGTCGAAGCTCCTCGATGTGGCTCTCGATGGCAGCCATGGCGAGTTGCATGGCGTCACCCTTGTTGCGGATCGCGCCGGCGCGCGGCGCGTCCACGGCAGCGCCATCAACCGTGGCAGCGAACTCAAACACGTCCTCAACCTGGCTGGTGATCGTGACGTGGAAGCGACGCCCGTCGATCACGCCCTGCAGTGTCCGGCGATAGCGCTCTGTCTTCATTTCGGTTCCCCAACCGTCCGCGATGGCAAATCTACTTCACGGCGAACCCCGATGAGAAGGGCCAATTCTGGCGGCTCAGTACCAGTCGGCACCCATGAGGTCGGAGAGCAGCGCCTCTGTCTTGGCTGCAGCGTCCTCTCTGGACTCCACGCGCACCTCCAGGCCAATCCGGCTGGGGCCGTACACCACATGGAAGCCCGTCAACGTCCCCTGTCCAACTCGGCCGATGCCGTCGAGCGCAACCCGGACCGTCACGTCGCGGCCCCGAATTTTCAGATTCCAGTCTTCTTGCCTGTGCATCCCATCCCCCTCGCACCTGCTCCATTCCGGTGCGCTTACCCGAAAAGCATACACAGCGCCCGCAGCGTGAAGGATTCGACCAATGGCTGATAGTGCTGAACCCATGGACATCGACGTTGCGCGGGAGATCGCCGCGGCAATGATCGCCAGGCGGGTTGCCCGCGGCTGGTCGCGGCAGACCATCCTCGGCTGCTCCTTCGAGTGCGGGACCACGGCATGCCGGCGGGGCTTCTACGTCATCAGGTCTGGTGGCATCGCCGTCGCCCCGTTCGCGTTCACCTGTTTCAGCGAAGCAAATGGGCGCGGCGGGATCTCCTCTATCCGCGATCTGCTGCCGCCGCTTCCGGACCGCACGCACGCGGGCACCGAAGAACTGCAGCCGTTCCAGGCTGGAGACAAGGTGTGGTCCTGGTACAAGGACGAGCCCAACGCAAACTACGGCCTGCCGGACCTGCCGGGCGACGCCAGCAACTGGCGCCGTCGGCCGCGGCTCTTCACCGTGCGCAGCGTCAGGGGACCGCACACCGAAAGCGGGTTCTGCGCCGGCCGGCCCCACTACCTGGTGAAGCTGCGCTATCAGGAAGGCCCCTCTTCCGACCACTACAACGCCGGCATTCACGACCTGTGCCCGATCAGTGGCCGCCCGTGGCAGATGCGCGCACGCGGCGAGTACTTGCAGCTGGCACAGCGCGCGGCGCGCAGCGCCACGCAGCGCCGCACCAACGCCACCGCTCGCCCCGCTGCATCGCTTCCGCTGCCACCTCCG